TTCGAAGCTGTTGTGAGATATCCGCTGCTTGGAACGAGCACGGATATTACGGCGGCGTTGGCCATCTTTCGCGATATAATCGCGGGTGATGAATTCGCCAATACCGTCTCCACACAGGAGTTCTTGTAATGGACCTCGCCGATGTGCTTTTGGAGTCGCTCGTGGACTTAATAGCCTACGTAGCTTCTTTCATTGTGCACATCTTAAAAGGTATTTCATTTTAGAACTTAATTTCGAATGGAGGATTTCGTATGAAACCTGAAAATGTATCCTACGACATATGTCGAGAGTACATCAAAGACCAAACTGATGTGAATCCCGCTCTAATTGCGAAAGTCGACGGATACCGTCGGTCTCGCAACATTGCTGGACTAGCATCATGCACCTGTCACTTTGATTGGGCATATCATACAGTCAACGACTGGAAGTTCCTTAGGCAGGTGGCTGCCTTCTTTAAGAAGAATGCCATCTACGCAGAAAAGGAGGCTTGTCTTGATCGAGCGCGGGAGACGTTCTTCCGATGCGAAAATCATTGTAAAACAACAAATCTCCGCCTGGATATATGTTATAGTCAGCGCGATCGACTCGATCCCGATCTGATTTCTCAGATATCTAGGATGCAACGTTACATAAGTAACGTTTTAGGGCCCTTCCAACGTTTCATGGATGAGCTTCCCTCACTCGTGAAGGTGACTCCGGGTGCAACCTCTACCTCAACAAGACGAGAATCTTTGCCTCCCCTCAAAATGAAGTTAAAACTTCATGCGACGGAAGGTGCTGTCCCATATCTACGGGCCCTCTACCGTTATTACGGTTTTAGGACTCCGCGGATCAAGATAGTCGATTCGAATCGTGTTGAGCGTGTACCGAAGAACTGGGAAACAGACCGTACAATTGCTTGTGAACCGGAAGGCAATCTTCCCTTACAACTAGCGGTTGATACCTATGTCAAACGGAGACTTATGCGTTTTCGCATTAATCTTCGCAACCAGTTCGCAAATCAAGAGCTCGCTGCCCTCGCATCAATGTGCGACGATTACGTCACTGTTGATGGGGAAAATGCGTCAAGTACGATCAGTTATGCTGCCGTCACCTGGTTGTTTCCAGATGAATGGTGGCAATACTTAGATCGTATTCGATCAAAATCCTTTAGGGGCATTTTCGGTGACGGAACATACGCCATGTTTTCCTCGATGGGAAACGGCGCTACATTCGTCATTGAAACTCTCATATTTGCGGCGGCCTGTCACGCTGTAGGCTCTAAGAATTTCCTAGTCTACGGTGATGATGTCATCATCGAGACGGAGTTCTACGAAGCTTATAAGCGTTTAACAGGATTCTTTGGCTTCAAAATAAACGAATCAAAAACCTTTATACAGGGTCCCTTCCGGGAATCCTGCGGTTTAGACTCGTTTAATGGTATTGATGTCACACCGGTTTACATTCGGGGTGTTGACAAGCGTAAAGCTAGTCTCTGCCACCTTGTGAATTCGATGTGTACAATCGCCGTTCCAAAAGGTCATTTGGCAAATTATCTCTTGAACTTAGTTCATGATTATAATCTGCCATTGGTCCCCTGGACGGAGAACACCACGGCGGGAGTTTGGATAGATCCAGATCTCGCCGTCAGCCTCAGAATTTTGACGATGAAACATTACAAATGTCCTAGAACAGGTGTACGAAGAAATTCATACATCTGGCGTTACAAGGCTTACCAGCCCGATAACGTAAACCGGCCGTTTGTAGATATTCGTGGTTATTATCTGTGGTTCCTACGTAAGAACTCGCAAGTTCTTTTCGCAGGACCATGGACTCTATACCGCGAATACCATGAGTCGGAGGAATCTGACCCATTTGTTCCACGTCAGACGTCTACGGTACCCGTTTACCAGCACAGGTACGTGCGTAAGTGGGTCGGATGGCAAAAACCATCCGGTG